AAGCCAGGAGTTGATGATCAAGACTACGGAGCTTTTCAACAATGAGGATGCTGACACGGTCATGTACGTGATGACTTGGTTGATGGGTGTCTACGTGCATGGTCTTGTCGATCGTGAGCTGATGAGCAAAGAGCAGGCTTTGCAATCGATTTATGAGCTTGTTGATTCAGCCTATATTGCTCAAGGGGAGAACGACGATGACTGACGATCACGAAGCCATCCTCCGCGTTATCCACGTGGCCTTGGACCATCACGAGTGGCGGCTTGTGCGCCACTTAACACGGCTCATTGAAATGCTGGATGCGGATGATGCAGAGCACCTCGCTAACCCGCCGTCTTTTCTGGCGCGTAGTGAGGAGTAATCATGAAAGGCATGGCGTCATTTGAGAACCGTGAACTGATCCTGGAGCTTCGCTCACGGGCCAAGGACCACGGGTTCAAGGAACTGCGTAAGATCAACAAGCAGTGGGTCGTCTACGAGATAGATGAACGAGCGCTTGCCAAGCTTGTCAGGAACATGGTGGAAGAGGAGCGTGAGACTTGCGCACAGATTGCAGATCCCGTGGCAGCGCGGGGTGTTGCGGACTTAATTAGAGGACGATCATCATGTTAACGACTAAAGTCATGGCGATCACGGCTCCCGAGCCTGTGTTCGTCTTAAATGGCATAAGCTACCTGCCCCACTACAGCAGGCCCTGTTGGGTGCAGCCAGGGGCTTTTACATCGACTTTTAACATCATAAGGGAGATGGAAGAGCATGCCGAGAATGTAAGCATGCGGCTTTCGGCCTCGGAGCTCTTTGCCATGGGAGCCAAGGTCGAAGAGCAACCCTTGTGGCCTCGGGAGTGGACGAAGAACTGGCAGAAGTGGTTGAGGCCTTAGTCATGAGCCCTGCATATAAGTTTGCGATGCTCGCAGCATGGCTCGAAGGTTATGCAGAGGGCCTGCCGGATTACTGCACGGCAGAGAAGTTCAAGATTAAAGAGGCAGCAGAGTTGCTCATGGAAGTTTACGAGCAGCGGATGCAGGGCAACGATGGCTGGAAGCAGCATGCAGGGGATCGGGCGTGAACAATGCCGAGATCCTTAAGCTAGCTCGGCGAACAGGCGTGTTGTTATCGGGGAGGGCAGAGCATGAGGAGGCGGTCAAACGCTTTAGCAAGCTCTTGCTCAACCAGCACAAGGCGCTGACGCCTGCGCAAAATCGATACCTACAAGCGCTTGATGATTGGATGTCGCTTGCAGACTTAGCCAAAAGTTTTAGTTGTACGCCGCAAAATGCGCTCAAGATGATGAGAGCGCTCGAAGCAAAAGGTCTAGTCGATAAGACGAAGCTATTTAAAAGGCTCACGGACCACGGGGCTTGGGCGTTTTACTACAGGAGAAAGTTATGACTCTGATGCCAAAGGAGCTCCGAAAGCAGATGATCTTCGATTACCTGCGTGGGCTCAAGAATCCCGTTACGGCAGAACATGTCGGGGAGAAGTTCAAGATTACCAAGCGCCGTGCTGATCAGTTGCTGGTTGAATTAGCCGCAGATGATCTTGTCATCAAGACAAAGGGCTACAAACAGCAGGAAGTGACCTGGAAGCGGACGATGGTGATCTGCTTTGCAGTCAAGGATGAATACCGGACCTACAAGAAGCGTGAGCCCAAGGTAGCGAGGTCTTGGCACGATCCCTTTGGCATAGGGGCGCGGACATGAATAATTTTGAGTGCCCACGCTGTGGTCATTGCTGCCATGTTGAAGAAGAACACATGAGCAGAGAAGCTATGCAGCAGGCTCTGGAGGCGTTGGAGAGTGATCCAATAAGTCATGCTGGGATCGTTAGCAGAAAGCAAGCCATCACTGCCCTACGGCAAGCACTTGTCGATGCTGACGACACATCGCAGAAACGTGTCGATGAAAAGGCAAAACGTGAACATGAATGGGTTGGTCTGACGGATGAGGACATGGAAGCACTTTTCTTGAATGAGGACGGTGTGAGGTTTGCCCGATACATCGAAGCCAAGCTGCGGGAGAAGAACGCATGAGCACACAACCCAAAGCCCTGCGGCTGGCTGATGCGCTGGACGCTGAGTTTGTGCAAGGACGAATAAGCAATAGCACGGGCAGGGAATCAGCCGTCGAACTGCGCCGATTGGCACTGAAGCAATGGGTTTGGCTGACGGATGATGAGATTGAAGATCTGAGTTATCTGTCTCAGAAAATCGACGAAGGTAATGCACCCTGGTTTGATAGGTTGGAATTCGCACGAGCCATCGAAGCCAAGTTGCGGGAGAAGAATCATGGATAGAGAAGACATCATCAAGCTGGCGCGGGAGGCTGGGTTCAAAGTTGATTGGCAACACGCAGACGTTGCTGAGATTAAAGCGAAAAGGTACGAATACTTCTCCGCACTTGTCGCTGCTGCCGAGCGTAACAAGCTGGCCGCGTGGATGATAGAGCGTGGCTACGCAACAGGGCATGGCGATAGCACTGAAGATTTGCTGAAAGAGCTTGAGTGGCAAATCGCGGAGCGAGAGCGTGAGGCGTGTGCGCGGGTGTGTGAAATCTTAGGAGCTGAAGATGACAGTTTTTATGCTGAATTTTCAAGAGCGAAAGACTGCGCCGCCGCCATACGAGCAAGGACATGAAAGACTACCTCGCGGGTGAAGCTTCATGGCGCACGGCTCAGGAACAAGCGCCACCGCTGGGGGTGAAGCTATTGCTATTGAACCCAGGGGGCACTTGCGTGATCGGGACTTGGGGCGATTGGGCACTGGCTTGGGCGCCACTGCCCAAGGTCCCTGATCACATTAAGAAACTACTTTTAAAAGGGGATAAATCATGAATATAGAAGAAATGCGTATTGCATTGGAGGCCTTAGAAGCCGATCCGAACTGTGACCGGTTAACTAACGCTGATTGGGCTTTTGATACCCTGCGTGGAGGTCTTTTAAAGGCAGAGAAAGAAATGCAAGAAATGACTCCCGTTGCTGTTTATTTGCCCGAGGGTAGTTATAGCCTGGAAAAGCTTGAGCGCATTGTTGAGTCGCTACAGAAAGTTATAAAGGATATAGGACATGACTGATAAAGAACTCATCATCAAGGCCGCTAAAGCGGCTGGCATTACCGGGGTGTGGCACAAGGAAGACAACATGTTCATCCGCACTCAGGACACAGGGTCCATACTGCCTTTTTGTTCACGTTGGGATCCATTGATTCACGCCGATCAGGCCTTACAGATCGTGATCGATTTGAATTTAAACGTGAAACACGGCTGGACAGAGACCGAAGGCAAGCCTTTAGCGATGGTTGTGGTCTCAAATCAAGAGGGCACGGTCACTTACGGCGAATTCAAACAGGATAATGCCCGCCGCGCCATGCTCCGAGCGATTGTCCAGGTTGCAGCGGAAATGGGGAAAGCAGCATGAGCGGTGATCACAACGCACACCAAAAGGCCAAGTCCTTTGTCGATGAAAAGCACAGTCCTGTTGAGCCCTTTTCCTTTGATACGTTCAAGCTGGCAAGACAGGCCGGGATTACCATCAGCAAGAACATCCAGTCTCAGACAAGATTCCACGCCGATATGGCCAGCCTGGATAGCTTTGCTTTTGACGTTGGAGAGCGTAGGCTTGACCATTGCCTTAAAGCGCTCAGGCAAGCGGGCTACGATGAGGCTGCGGACTATTTACAAGGCGTCGGCTGACAAGATGTAGGGTGGTACAGCAGGGGCACTAGCATGGCAGATGTGAGCGTGCCCTTGCGCGGCATCCAGTGAACGTGATGCTGCGACATCAGGCATGAGACGGGCATGTAATCTGCCTTTCCCGTCACTTTATTTAACCTAACCAGGAGCAGTACCATGCAAAAGACTTTATTTGACGACTACGCTATGGCCGCGATGCAAGGGGCGATTGCCGCCTATGGCAAAGAAAACATTGAACTGCTTATGCAAAACGAAATCTACCGCGACCGTGTGGCCATCCTGGCCTTTTCGATGGCGGAGAACATGATCGAGCGCCGCAACGCTATGCAAGAGGCTAGCGTTTTATAGACGCTCTGGGCGTCTTTTTATAAGGAGTAAGGGGTATGGACCTTAATGATCTAGAAAACCTCCCAGAGACGATCCTGGAGGCTTTTGGCTTTGAAAAAGACGTCCAGGTGCTCTACGTCACGCTTGCCGATGGGCAAAAAATGATCTTCCTGGGGCCCGCTATGACAGCAGCAGACGTTGAGGGGGTGCGCGAGATCACTTTCGGTGAGCACGTCCATGCAGCAACCCTGCACTACACCAACAAAAGGCATAAGCAACTAGCGGTGCAGTAGGCGCGCATAGGCAAGCATAGGCAAGCATAGGCAAGCATAGGCAAGCATAGGCAAGCATAGGCAAAACATCCTCCGTAACCGGGTTACAGGGGAGATTTGGTAGGCAAGCATAGGCAAAACATCCTCCGTAACCGGGTTACAGGGGAGATTTGGTAGGCAAGCATAGGCAAAACATCCTCCGTAACCGGGTTACAGGGGAGATTTGGTAGGCCCGTGAGGCAAGGTCCAAGGATTAAGGTCCAAGGATCAAGGCTCACGGGTCTTTTTGTTTGGGGAGGGGATCAAGGCTCATGGACCAAGGCTCATGGACCAAGGGTCATGGGGATCGCTATAGGTTTTTGAGGCGGTGGGAGGGGATGGGCGGAGGTTAAAGGGTGATGAGCGGTAGAAAAGGGTCAAAAAAGGGTGTAATAAACGTATGTGTATAGAAGCGTGGTTTTGGGGTGAAGTTCATGATAAAAAAGTATAGCAGTGGGGAGGGGGTGGGAGTTATTACATCCAGAGGCGTATTAGATGAACTTTCTGTGTTTGAAATTTTTTTTTTTCAAAACTTTGAAAGTATAGTAATAGACGTAATGCCGTAAGAAGTACCGTAGTTATTGGGCTGCTATATGACAGTACTTTTTTCATTACGGTAATGGAGTTGCTATTTGTATGTATATAAACTTATAATGCACTTATTACGTTAAAAGTTCATTATTACGTTGAATTACAGTGTTGTTTTTAAGGGACGAGATGGATTTCCTTAATAGAATCAATGAGTTACAGAACATTACAGTGTATTACTATACTTCTGAAAAAAAAAAAAAAAAAAAAAAAAAAACGCTAGAAGTTCACTTACTAATCTGAAATGGTGTCAACGTAATGGTTGGGAGTGAGCGGTAGTAGGGTGTGGATGAACGGTCGGTGTTATAGCTTTTGAAAAAGGAGGTTTTTTGGTGAGCAAAGCGAAAGATGAAGAGATCCGTTTGCCAGGGATCACGCCTCGGGATTGGGGTGTTGTTTTCGGGCCTACGGGAAGGGCAAAGTATCCTTTTGCCAAGATGTTGATTGGCGATTACTTTGTTCTAAGATCGATGGGCGAGGCCAGTGCTGTTCGATCAGGGTTGCAGTCGTTTTATGCAAGGCATCCAGGAAGGCAGTTCTGGGTGCGCCAGAGCAGTTCTGCTGAAGGGGAATGGGTATGCAGAAGGATTCGGTGAATTCAGGGGATGGGAGCGGTTCTGAGGGGGTTTCTGGGGGTGTTGGCGTTGGTGCTTCGGTGTTCGACGTGAGCACGGGCGTAGTCACGCCTAAAGTGCCGCTTCGGGATCAGAAGCCTCTGTTAGACCAGATCCCCTTGATGCGGCCTGAGGTTGTTGAAAAGCGTATTACTGCGCCATTGCCGAAGAAAGTGCGAAGGAAAGCGTTGACCAAGCAGGAGTGGACTTTTGTCAGGGAATACGTGACCGGAGACGGCGAAGTAACGCTCGCTGAGGCGGCAAGGCGAGCAGGGTATCGTGAGTCGAATCTCAAGTATTGGGGCAACCGGCTAACGGATCCGCACAAATCCCCGCACATTGTCCAGGCTATCCAGGAGTTGAGAACGGAGCTTGCCGTTAAGCATGGCACTTCGTTTGAACGGCATATGAAGGACATGCAACGGATCAGGGACATGGCCCTGGCTGCGGGTGCTTACTCGGCTGCGGTTGCGGCTGAATATCGCCGAGGACAGGCCCTGGGGACGATCTACGTCGAGCGTAAGGAAATCAGGGTTGGCACGATTGATTCGATGAGCAAAGAAGAGGTCATGAAAAAGCTTGAGGAAATCAGCAAGCTTTATGGGGGCAGCAAGCCCGCTATTGTGTCCGACCAGGGTGAGGTGCTGGACGTAGAACCCGTTGCACCGTCGAAGCCTACCGTTTTGGAAAGGTTGAGCAATGCCGAGAAAATTAGAAAAGGACTTTTGGAAAAGGGTGCAGCCCCAGTTGAAAGGCCCTTGTTCCATAGCGATGAGGATTGAGTGCAAATCGCCCCTGGGTTTCCCTGACGTCATGATCGCGCTCGAGGGGCGCATCATGTTGCTGGAATTGAAGGTGGTGCGCGCCGGGGCGAAGGTTGCGCTCTCACCCCATCAGATCGCCTTTGCCCATCAGGCAAGCGAAACAGGCATTGGCTATGCTTTGCTTGTGCATCATTGGCCCGCGAGCGTGTTGCGCTCGGTCGATACTGATGTTTATGGCTATCGTGCTAATCGCGTGATTGAAGTTGCCAAGCGAGGGATAAGCGAAAAACCGAATGCTGTTTGGCGAGTCGGCGATGCGGAGGGGTTGCACGGGTTTTTAAAAAGTGTATAGTTAAGGCTCGATTCTCAAGAAAGGAAGAAAGCATTATGGAATGGAACTCATCAATTGAACTCGGCCAATACGGGCGCATAACGCTCAGCGACTATGAGAGCGGCTTGTGGCTCACCATTTGGAAAACTCAGGCTCATTGCTCTAGCCCTTTGACTCGCGAGCAGGCGATCGCCCTTCGGGATTGCTTAGACCAGTGGCTTGTGAAGGAATCCGAGCATGCATCAATCTAAATGGGCCCTTATCTGGGCATTGTTTCGTAATTTTCTTTTGATGTCCGCCCTTCGGGCTTTCACTAGTGATAAGAAAAGGCGATAATTCCGCAAGCCTTGAAAGCCCTTCGGGGCTTTTTTATTTTCTTGCAAAATTCCCTGAAAAGTGTATATTTAGATTTCAGCAAGCCGATGCGGCTCGCACCATACCGGAGAAAGCCATGTTAAAAACTGTGAAAGTTTCGACTAATCGAAAAACCGGACCGATCGCCGTCACGTATCGCTCAGGCGAGCATAACGTGTTCGGGACATGTCCGAAAACTTGCGGGTTAAACCCAGCGGGTGAGCATTCAGCCGGGTTAGTCGATAGCCCTTACTTAGCCGCTATCGTGGACTCGGTCCCACGTGGGGGGCTTGCGTGGACGTACAGCCATTTCGCTTTGAAGCTTTTGCCCAAGCCGCAAGCCGGGAAAACCGTTATTAATGCATCGTGTGATACCGAAGCCCAAGCCGTGCAAGCCGTAAAAGCCGGTTACCCGGCCACACTTGCGGCTTCATCGGACTCAGCCGAACAATGGCCGAAAATTATTGATGGGGTACGCTTTGCTCGGTGCCCCGCTGAATTGTCCGAAAGCTTCACATGCGACGATTGCGGGGGCGATCGCCCATTGTGTGCCCGTGGCGATCGCGATTATGTGATTGTTTTTGTCGGCCATGGGACCGGGGCTAAATTAGTCGGAGCCGATGAAAGTGGGGGATGTTACGGGGCTCAGGGTTTCGTTCGCATGGTGTGGAATAACACCAAGAAAACCGGAGCCCGTGACGATGCGAAAACCGTTAAAGCCTTTGCTGAAAGCTTGCCCGTGGGCTCGAAACTTCGCCACCATATTGTTGGGGACGTGGGGCTTGCACAATCAGCCGCACAGCCCGTGGGCGCCTGAGTATGGACTGGTTTATTGCTTTTATTTTCGGCGTGGGGCTAGCCTGCGCCTTGTTTTTCGGGTTTTTCTTGTAAGCCGTCCGATTGCCCCAGCCTGAGCCCGGCCATTGAGCCGGGCTTTTTATTGTATTTTACGCCCCAGCCCGAGCCCTTATTTATCGGCTCGATAGGACCGCGAGCCTTTATCGGTTTTTTCACTAAATCGAAACCTGCCCCGTGGTCCCCGCCCCGGGATCCGGTCCCCGTGAGCCCCGTTAGCCCGAGCCCCGTTAGCCCGCCCCGCTGGGGACCTGAGCCCTGAGCCCTGAGCCCTGAGCCCTGCCCCGTGGACCGGTGGCCATGGGCCCCGATATCCCAGCCCCTAAGCCCGAGCCGTGGTCCGGTGGCCGTGGTCCGGTGGCCTTGGGCCCCCGCCCCCGGGGCGAGTCCCGGTGCTAAATTCTAGAATCGACTAGGTTCTAGGTTCTAGAATCCAGCGCGATGGCCCGTGCCTCGCAGCGGACGCCGACCTTGGCCCGGTTTCGCAAAAACAACTAGGGCCTAAAACAGTTTTCTGATATAAGTACACTTTTCTCGTTTCCAGAAACCCACCCCCTTGTTCTTGAACACGATTTCCCTGAAAATTTTTTGCAAATTTCAAAACCAATGACCCTTCCCGCCGACGTTGAAGCCGAGAGGCTGCGCCTTGAGCTAAGGCTCAGGATCCTTGATGCTCAAGAAAAGAGCACTCAGTCATTCTTGGACTTTGCTCGTTATGTTTGGCCGGAGGCGATCTTCAGCGCCCACCATCAAAAAATGGCCAACGCTTTTGACCGCATCATCAATGGCGAGTTAAAGCGCTTGATCGTGAATATGCCTCCACGTCATGCTATAATGACCAGCATGAAGATCCCGACGACGCAAGGGTGGAAGACCATGGCCGAGCTCCAGGTCGGTGATTCGGTGTTCTCGGTCGATGGCTCGCCCGCCAAAGTTATTGGAAAATCAGAGGTATTCCGTGGCAGAACGCTTTATCGTGTGACGTCCGACGATGGTGCATCGTTAGTTGTGGATGGCGAGCATCTGTGGACCGTGAGGCTTGATCGAAAGCACGGGATTTATCATGACTACACCACGGAGGAGTTGTGGCGAAGGCAGCATGGTGAGGTCTTGAGAAAGACGCGTGGTGGTAAGACAGAGTTTTTGAAGGGTAAGCGAGCGATAGACGTTCGACTTCCAAGACTGCCAGATGTGAAACCTGTTCAGTACGAGGAAAAAGACCTTTCGGTTGACCCGTATGTACTGGGTGTATGGCTTGGGGATGGTTCGAAAAACTCAGGGATTATTACGGCGGATGATAAGAATATGGTGTTTTTGCGCCAGGAGTTCGAGCGCCGTGGGACAAGAACCACGGATCAAGCGACACGAAAAACCTTCGGCACGCTTGACCTTCAAGTAAAGCTTAAAGAGCTGGGTGTTCTTGGTAATAAGCATATCCCAGGGTCTTATATGCTCGGATCGGTGGCACAGCGGCTTGATCTGTTGCGTGGGTTGATGGATACGGACGGGTGTGTGAGCAAAAAGGGACAGTGTTCGTTTGCTCAAAGCGATTGGCGCATGGCGCAGGATGTTGCGCAATTAATCCGAAGCCTTGGCACAAAGGCCTCGATCCTTGAGTCAGAGGCCAAGATTGGTGATAAGTCGTACGGCCCAACGTGGCGTGTGTCGTTTTACCACAGTGACTGTTGTTTGTTGCCTGAAAAGCGTGAGCGTCTTTTGACGGGCGAGCGTACCTTTGGTAGATACATTGCCGTAGAAAGGCTTCATGAGACAGGCAGTACACAATGCATCAAGGTTGATCGAGAGGACGGGTTGTTTTTAGCGGGCGATGGGTATTTGTGTACGCACAACACAAAGAGTGAGTTCGCCTCCTACCTCTTGCCTGCCTTTGCCATGGGCCGTGAGCCAAGATCCAAGATCATTCAAGCCACGCACAATGGCGAGTTAGCGGTGCGCTTTGGCAGAAAGGTTCGTAACCTGATGGATCAGGACAACTACAAGGCTTTGTTCCCGGCGGTGAGTTTGAAGGCGGATTCAAAGGCTGCGGGTCGGTGGGACACCAATGGTGGTGGGGAGTATTACGCAGTGGGTGTCGGTGGTGCGATGACAGGGCGCGGTGCGGATCTTTTGATTATTGACGATCCGCATTCCGAACAGGACGCTTTGTCAGAGCTTGCCTTGGATAACGCTTGGGAGTGGTACACCTCGGGCCCTCGGTCACGGTTGCAGCCCGGAGGGGCGGTGGTGGTTGTGATGACGCGCTGGGGGATGAAGGATCTGACGGCACGGTTGATCAGGTCGCAAGCGGAGCCCAAGTCGGATCAGTGGGAAGTGATTGAGTTTCCGGCGATATTGAATGAGCATACCGAGGACGAAAAGCCCCTTTGGCCAAGCTACTGGAGCCTTGATGAGTTACAGAAGGTCCGGGCGACGTTGTCGGTGCAGAAGTGGCAGTCGATGTATCAGCAGCAGCCCACCAATGATGAGGGGGCGATTTTAAAGCGTGACTGGTGGAGGATCTGGGAACATGACTACACCCCCGAAGTTGAATATGTTATCCAGAGTTATGACACTGCATACAGCAAGAAGGAGACAGCTGACTTTTCAGCCATCACCACCTGGGGTGTATTCCGTCCCAGCTCGGACGACGGACCTGCCATTATTCTCCTCGATGTTAAAAAGGGGCGTTGGGACTTCCCGGAGCTAAAGCGTGTGGCAAGAGCCCAGTACGATTACTGGCGACCGGACAATGTATTGATTGAGGCCAAGGCCACGGGGACGAGTTTGCAGCAGGAGCTTCGGCGCGTGGGGATCCCTGTGACGACCTATTCGCCTGGGGGCAGGAAAAAGAACCAGGATAAGATTGCCCGCGCGAATGCTGTTGCACCCGTGTTTGAGTCGGGGATGGTCTGGGCACCGCAAACGAAGTGGGCAGAAGAGTTGATTGAGGAGTGCGCAGCTTTCCCCAAGGGCGATAATGATGACTTGGTCGATAGCACGGTGCAGGCCATCAGCCGGTTCAGGGCCGGGAACTTTGTGGCGTTGGACGATGATGAGGCCGATGAGCCATCAACGCAGCTTGAGTTTGAGTATTATTGATGTATGCGCTTGCGCGCCTCGCCCCGCTAGAGCGATAATCCCTTCATCTTAACCCTGGCCAGGGGAAACAATGAACGCTAGACAGATGATTGCCCGCTTTGCCGACGGTGGTCCAACCTTTAAGACTGAAGATCTTGTTGCTCAGGCCGTCAAGAATATTCAATCGGGTGCCTTTCAAGATCTTGAAGACATTAACCGTGCTGCGGAGCAGCTAAGAAAGGCAGGAAATGTCATCACCGATGAGCAGGTTCAGGCTGCTTACAGTGCAGGCAAGCGTGCGCAAGACGAGGCCATTGCAAGCTTTATTGCATCAACAACGTCCAACCCCATGGATCGCACAAATCCGCGAGGATCCTCGGCGGCAGAAGCATTGGACTTGATGAAGACCGCCTATCCTGGCATTACGCAAGGGGAAATTGCAGCCAGTGATCCATACAAAGCACTTTCGGCAGCGTCACAGTATGCGTTGTTTCATACGGGTTTGGGCGGTGAAGGCGCACCGGGAGCCATGGCAGGTGGCATTGGCGGCATGGACGTTAATATCAGGGCACGGCTTGAAGATGCTGCTAGACAGGCGCAAGCGGGCACGTTGACCAAGGCGCAAGTTGAGGATTTTATCAGCAGTAACATAGGCCAGGGAAAAGATTTCAGTGAGCAGGATCTCATACGTGCCACAGGCAAGACCTCTGCACAGCTGCTTGCCGAGATGCAATTTAAGCAGCCGGTAGTCACAAAACCGCCGGTAGTCATACTGCCACCCACAAAACCTTTGCCTGATCTGACCGAGGAGTTTGTTGCACCCACAGCCCCACCCCCTCAAGCACCTCCTGTTGCGCTAACCGCAGGACAAGAGGGCCTTGATCCAAGTACCGCGATCGTGGGAAAGATCCCCGAAAGCGAGCGCGTTAAGATCCCTCAGCTTGATACCGAGTTCAGAGCCTCTGAGCCAAGAACTGCGACCTATGATCGCTTCGGGCGCATCACGGGCTATAACTACAGCCCTGCTGCCAAGCTGACCCCTGCCACAGGGACGAATGTATTTAACTGGACGCCTCCAGGCATCACGAGCCGCCCACGGTCGCTGCTTAATCTTGGCGATGTACCGGGGGTCATGGTCGATCCGGTCACAGGCCAGATGCGTTTGCCGTTATCCGCAAGCCAACAGTTTGCGCGGGATCGGTCAACGCTGGATAACCAGTTCAGGCAGCTTTACGCCCGGGCAGCAGCCGGGGATAAAAGCCTCCCGACCCAAGCACCCACAAGTGCAGCGGCGGCGTTTCGTAATTTTGTGATGAGCGGCGAAGATCCCATGTTGCAGAATAAGTTGCGCTTCAGGGACATTGAGCAGCAGAAGTACGATCCGACCAAAGCCGATCCCGCCTTGCGTGCCCAGTACGGGCAAAGTGCGTTTGTCTCGGATCTTGCAGCGGCGTTTGACCCCTTCCTTGCCCGCAACCGCGCAGCCCTTACTTCCCTGGCCGAGCAACAGACGCCTAAGAGTTACTCGGAGCAGTACCCGGATATTGCTGAGGCCTACGCCAAGCTCTCGGAGGCGGACAAAGCAAAGTTCCCTACGCTAAGGGACTACGAGCTTTACCACTTTGATACCTATGGCAGCAAGGAAGGGCGAACGTCGCCTCTTTTAGGAATGGGCGCGTTGCAAAGCCCGTATGCCACGGCGTTCTTCAGCAAAGGCGGTGAAGCCAGCACGGAGGACTTTATAAAAAAGCAGTCGGGCGGTGATGTTTCACGTGAAACAGCATCGCCCAATACGGCAGAAGTCCCCAAGCTTGATACTGAGGGCAGGTTGATTGATGAGCGTGAGGAGATCCGCTCGGAATCCCAGCGCATGTTGAATCGCTTGCAAAGTCAGCCAAGCAAACTGCCGCCGGGACTCAGGCGCACCATCGCTGCAACAAAAGAGCAAGGCAAGGAGTCGATGTTCCCTGCCGCTGCGCCTGCAAGGGATCTTTTGTCCGGGATCCTTGGCGCAAGTCCCACGGCCCCCGGGTCTGAGGCGTATCGGACGGGGCAGGCCATTGCCAACATGCCGCCCGTACAGGCCGCTGCTGCCATACCGGCAAAGATTGCCGCTTCTGCGGGCGACGCTGCCACAGCACTTGCTGCCATGGGGCCAGCCGTGGGTGCAGTCATCAAGCCCAAGGGCGGGAATTGGATCAGGAACCAGCCTGGGAACTATTTGCGAACACTCAAAAACACGCCTGACGTAGATCAAGATATTGTCATGGCGCAAGAGCGATTGGCTGATCTAGAAAACACGCCGTCGCCGTTTAATACAGAGCCCATGCGCCGCGAGCTAAAACAAGAGTTGGCGGGATACGAAACCGAGAAGTCCCTTAACAATTGGATTGATACCAAGCTCGGCAAGTACGTCAAAAATGAGATGGGTACGCCTGAAGACCCATTGAGAAAGCTTGCTGAACGGGGTGTTTTACATATCGATCCCGCACACGACTGGGACACGTACCTTTTAACGTACAGACGTCGAGACGAGGGATTTCCTGAAAAAGGCATTGCTCAAGGTGAACTGGCCAAACGCTGGGAAAACATAGTCGATTACGACATCGAAATAGAAAAACAAAAGCACTTTGTAAAAAATGCGGATGAATTTAATTTTCCCAGTGCGCGAAGGTTTATAGCGGGCAACCCGTGGGTTAAAAATTTAGACCCAGAGACCTCGCTGTATTCTATATTACCCCTTGCAGGTGAGGACAGATTAGGTTTTGTACACCTAATCGATGAGTTACGAAACGCTAGTAACCCTCAATCAGGCTTACCACAAAATCTCCAGGTAGACCCCAGGAAGCTCGATAGGATCTCCGTGCCTCAAGCGGTCGAGCTCGTTGACAAGATCAACAAGTGGCGCGTGGAGAATGTTAAGAACCTCCAGCTTGAAGAGACGCTCAAGGCTGATCTCTACAAGGCTTACCCAGAGCAAAATTATCGTTGGGTGCAACTCAATAGGCCCGGGCAGTTTGCAGCCGAGTCCGATGCCATGGGTCACTCGGTCCGTGGTTATGAGCCCCCGGACAAGGGAGGCAGTGACTACTACGGGCTTGGTGGCTTTAAAGCCATTGAGTCAGGAGAGGCCAAGGTTTACTCCCTTCGCGATGAGAAGGGTCAGCCGCATGTGACGATTGAGGTAGGACAAGGTAGCAGACTTCCTAGGCACCAGGAGATTCTTGACGAGATGGAACGCTCTGGATTGAATCCGCGTTCAATGGGTCAGGATGAATACAACACGGCCTATCGTGAGGCACAGAGAACTTTAGAGGATCGTCAACCTTTGCGAATCACACAAATCAAAGGCAAGGGCAACGCAATGCCTGCTGAGAAATACATGCCTTTTATTCAAGATTTTGTAAAAAGTGGCAATTGGACTGAAGTTAACGACCTACAAAACACTGGATTGATTCGATTAGGAAACGAGTACCTAACGTCCAAAGAAATCAAACCATTGGTTGAGCAATCCATGCGATACCTTGAGCAATCGCCTGCGCTTGAGCCTCACCGCCAAGCAAGACGAGCTCTTAACGATTACTGGAACACAAGTAGCTCAGTTCATTCATCAAGATACAGAGAACTTGAGAACCAAGCAGGTATGCAAGTACACCCTGACATACCCTACACCTACGGTGAAATGCTCAGTATTTTTCAAGATCCTGGTTCTTATGATCCAAGTTCGCTCAGGGAGAATCTTGAGCGTGTTAATCGCTTGCGCCAACTTTACGGTGAGGAAGGCTTCAAAAAAGGCGGCCCCGTCGATGTTCCACGTGAAACATCGACTTCCAAGCAACAACTCGATAAACTCGCGCAGGTAAGTCAGCGCAAAAAGGCCTAGACATGCCCATCGACAAAGCCCTCTACGAAGCCCCGCAGACCTCGATCGAGATCGAGTCGGGTGATGCGCCTGATATCGAGATCATCCTTGATGAGGATGGTGGTGCGACGATCGAGATCGGGGAAGACGAAGGCGATGATGTTGACTTCTACGCCAATCTGGCAGAAGTCCTGGACGATGACATCTTATCCAAGATCGCCATTGACCTTTCTGCCTTCTTCGAGGCCGATAAGTCCAGCCGCTCGGACTGGGAGCAGACCTATGCCAAGGGCCTTGAGCTCTTAGGCATGCGGTTTGAGGAGCGCACCAAGCCATTTCGAGGCGCGGCAGCGGCAACTCATCCATTGCTCATGGAAGCTGTGGTCCAGTTCCAAGCGCAAGCGACCAAGGAACTGATGCCCGCCAACGGCCCTGTGCGCACGGAGATCCTGGGCAAAGAGACGTTAGACAAGTTCCAGCAGGCAGGGCGCGTGCAGGACTTCATGAACTACCAGATCACAACTGTCATGAAGGAATACACGCCTGAGTTTGATCAGGCGATGTTCTATCTGGGCTATGGCGGCTCGGTGTTCAAGAAGGTTTACTTCGATGCCCAGTTAGATCGGATGGTATCGAAGCTTGTGCTGGCAGATGACGTGTTTATCCCGTACTACGGATCAAGCGTCATGAGCCAATGTCCACGGATCACGCATCGTATTGCGATGGACTCCAACGAATACCGCAAGCGCGTGGTCGCAGGCGAGTATTTGGATGTGATTGTGGAAAGCGAGCTCTATCCATCGGATGCAAGCCAGATCCGTTATCAGGTGGATAAGCAAACGGGTGTCGTGGAAACCGGTGCGCCCGAAGAAATCTTCTTGCTTGAGTTCCAAGTGGACTACGATTTGCCAGGATTTGAGGACACGGACGACAAAGGCGAGCCCACAGGCATCAAATTGCCCTATGTGATCACGATTGATGAGGCGACCAAACGCGTTATTGGCGTTAAACGCAACTGGAAAGAGGACGATGAGCGCAAAAACAGGCGCAATTACTTCGTTCACTACGTCTTAATCGAGGGCCTTGGGTCGTATGGCTTGGGTTTTGTGCATTTGGTGGGTGGTTTATCGAAAACGGCCACTGCTGCACTGCGTCAATTGCTTGATGCAGGCACCTTATCGAACCTTCCAGCAGGGTTCAAGGCCAAAGGCGCACGGATCGCGGACCAAGACAACCCGATTCAGCCTGGAGAATGGCGCGATATTGACGTGGGTGGCGCGGAATTGCAGCAAAACATGCTGCCTTTGCCCTACAAAGAGCCTTCGCAGACGCTTTTTGCCCTACTTGGGTTCTGTGTAGACGCCGGAAGACGTCTTGCCAGCATCGCCGACATGCAAGTTGGCGAGGGCAACCAAATGGCGCAGGTCGGAACGACGCTTGCACTGCTTGAACGCGGCACGCAGGTCATGTCGGCCATCCACAAACGGCTGCATTACGCATTAAAAGAGGAATTTCAGCTGCTGGCTGAGGGTTTTGGCATGTATTTGCCAGATGAGTACCCCTATGACGTGCCAGGAGCGTCGAGAAAGATCAAAAAAGCGGACTTCAACAACCTTGTTGCCGTCCAACCGGTCTCAGACCCCAATATCTTCTCCTCGGCCCAGCGTCTGACGCTTGCCCAGATGCAGTTGCAGATGGCGCAGACCGCACCGCAGATGCACAACCTCTATGAGGCCTACTATCGCGTCTACACCGCGATGAATGTGCGCGATATTGACAGCATTTTGAAGCCGCAGCGCACACAAATGCCCAAGGATCCGGCAACGGAGAACGGGGATGTGCTGGATGCGATGGAATTGAAGGCTTTTGCAGGGCAACAGCACGATGCGCACATTGCATCGCACCTGATGATGGGTTTATCGCCCATGTTGCAGGCGCAACCTATGGCCGCGATGATTTTGCAAAAGCACATCCTTGAGCATGTGCGCTTGAAGGCCGAAGAAGCGACCGAAGCCGAGCTCTTTATGGCCTATGGCAAAGATCCTGACCGCATGGTGTCTGATTTACAGCGCGAAGCGTCGATTGCGCTAAAGACTGCCATGTACATGCAGGAGATTCGCGATCTCCAAAACCAGTTGATGGGCAACCAAGGCCAGGGCCCTGATCCGTTGGTCTTGCTCAAAGAAAAAGAGCTCCAGATCCGTGCGCAAGACGACCAAGCCCAGCAGCAAATCGACAGGCAGCGCCTGTTGGTCGAGCAGCAGCGCACGCAGGCCAATCAACAAGCCAATCAGGCTCGTATTCAGTCGCAAGAGCGTATTGCTGCCGAGCGTGCTACGGTTGCACGCGAGCGTGCAGCTATGATGGATCAAAACGCCCGCCGCGCGCAGCAAGTGCAGGCGATCAACCAACGGAGAAGTCGCGATGCCGCTTAAACAAGGCAAGAGCCAGAAGGTCATCTCAGGCAATATTGGTGAGATGATCAAGAAGTACAAGGAAACGGGGTCGATCGGCACCAGCAAGCCCAAGAACAGGGGCGCTGCCATCAAGCAGGCTGCTGCCATTGCCTACGCTACGGCAGGTAAGCCAAGAAAGTACAAGGCTGGCAGCACGCCTGCCGGTGTGCAAGGTCCGTTTATGACGGTCAAGAAAAAGGACGGCAATCGTCCTGTGAAAATCTACTAGGAGCATTAATTATGGCTGCACCAAAGGAAAAGCGTTTTCCTTCACTGGAAGACATGAAGAAAGCGGACAAGGATGTTTACACCGAAGACAAAGGTCCCCCGCCTTCGCCTCCCGACATGGGATCGGTACAAAAGAAAGCCAAAGGTGGTCTTGTGACCAGCCGTGGCCAGGGCAAGGTCATGCGGACAAAGCAAACCCGCATTTGCTAATTCCGAGCCCTTCTGGTGGGGGCAAAACCACCTGCTTTTTCATGGGCTGTGACCATGCTTGACTTAGTCGAACGCATACTGAGAGAAATTAGAACACTACGTGAGAGCACGGAAGGACTCGTGCTTAACGGATCGGTTCCTGATATGGAACGATATCGTTTTCTGATGGGTCGCTTAGAGGCACTCAAGCTTGTTGAGGTCACGGTCAAAGATCTTTTAAACGAGCGAGAGGAGAATCTCTGATGGCATTGACGGCACTTGAACAAAAGTGGCAGGAGCAAGAAGCCCAGCGCAAGCCCGCGTTGGACGATGCGTATGACAAAGAAGGCAACTTTGATCCGCAGTTGATTGAAGGCAGCGTCCTGAGTCGTTTGCCACGACCAACCGGATGGCGCATCGCTATCCTGCCTTATCGCGGCGCACAGAAAACCAAAGGCGGCATTGCCTTGTCTGAGGAAACCCAAAAGCGCACCCAGGTGGCTACCACCGTGGGCTACGTGCTGCATTTAGGACCGCTTGCCTACTACGATCAGGAGAAGTTTCCTGACGGCCCGTGGTGCAAGGAAGGTGATTGGATCATCTTTGGTCGTTACGCAGGTGCGCGCATCCCGATTGACGGCGGCGAGATTCGCTTCATCAACGATGATGAAGTGCTCGGCGTGATCAATGACCCGCAAGATATCGTCCACATGTAAGGAACAACCCATGGCCAATGAACAACTGGAATTTAAGCTAGGCGAAGACGAAGAGTCTGCTACCGTTGCCATCAATGAAGACGGCACCGCAGAGCAGCTTGAAAAGCCTGAACCGCCTGCGGTTGAAACACCCAGGCAACAACAAACCACAAGCGATGACCTTGATCAGTACAGCGACAAGGTTCAAAAGCGTATTGATAAGCTAACTGCACGCCTGCGCGAAACCGAGCGCCGTGAGCAAGAGGCAATTCGCGTGGCGCAAGAGATGCAAGCCCGCATCAAGGATGCCGAGCAGCGTTACGCGCACGCGGACACGCAGCGCATGGGCGAGGCAAAGGGTCGCATCGAGACACAGGTTCTTGCGCTTAAGCAGATTATGAAAAAGGCCCGTGAGGAAGGTGACATTGACACCGAAACGGAAGCCCATGAGCGTTTGACCGCTATCCTCGTTGACCAACGCCGTTTGCAAGAAGAAGCCGCACAGCGTGAGGCGTATGAACAGCAGCGCACAGCCCAGGCTCAACAGCAGCAGGCTTATCAGCAGCAACAAGCCGCTCGTCCGCAGCAGCCCCAGCCCGATCCGCGTGCTGAGGAATGGGCCGAGAAGAATGAGTGGTTTGGCAAGGACGTTGCAATGACGGCAGCAGTCCGAGGCATCCATATTCAGCTGGTATCGCAAGAAGGTTTTGATCCGCGAGGCGATGATTACTACGAAGAGTTGGATCGACGCATCAAAGACGCCTTCCCACATAAGTTTCGTTCTGATAGTATGAACCGTTCAGCCAACCGTCCCGTGCAAACGGTTGCTCCTGCGTCACGCTCTTCGGGTGTGAACCAAAGCGCACGCCGCACTGTGAAACTGACCCCGAGTCAGGTCGCAATTGCCAAAAGACTAGGTGTTCCGCTTGAGGAATACGCAAAGTACGTGAAGGAATAAACCATGGAACATGAGCAAACCACAGAGGTTTCTGCAACCGCGTTGCCGAAATTACGCCGTGAATCACGAGCTGCAATCACTCGTGAGAAGACTGCGCGCCGCAAGCCCTGGGCCCCTCCTTCTAAATTAGACGCTCCTCCGGCACCGGATGGATATAAGCACCGTTGGATTCGTCGCGAGACGATGGGATTTGATGATCGGATGAATGTCACAGCAAAGCTGCGCGAGGGTTATGAGCTCGTGCGGGCTGACGAGCATCCTGACTTCACCTCTGCATCGATTGAAGACGGCAGACATGCTGGTGTGATTGGCGTAGGCGCTTTAGTCCTTGCCCGTATCCCCGAGGAAACCGCTCAGGAACGCAACGCGTATTACCTGAACCGAGCACGCGATCAACAAAGAGCGATCGACAACGAGCTGTTGAAATCCAACGCGCATGATTCGATGCGCATCAACGCTCCTGAACGCCGCTCTCGCACGACGTTTGGCAGCCGACCTTCGGCTGAAACTTAACTCTTTTGAAAGGAACGACAAATGGCTAATACCAATAAGCCTTTTGGAATGCGTCCACTCGGAAACCTGTCCGCAACAGGGGCGCAAAAGCAGTACGGTTACCTGATCAAAGAGGACTACGGCACCAATATTTTCCAAGGTGACTTAGTCCGTATTGTTGGTGGCTACATCGAGCGCGTCAGCGCAAACACCCAGTCTTCGGTTGGCGTGTTTAACGGGTGCTATTACAACGACCCTGTGACTGGCAAACCCACTTGGTCCAACAAGTTCATCTCCAATGCTGCGTTTACCGCTGACATTCAGGCTGATATTGTTGATGACCCAAGCCAGTTGTTCTTGATTCAAGCTGACAGCACCGTAATTGCCCAGACCGACATTGGCAAGAACGTGTATGTGGCTTATGGATCAGGTAGTACGACCACAGGCCAATCAGCCATGACGACCAGCGGTGCCCCTGCCAATACAGCAGGTCTTACGCTGAAAATCATTGGCTTGTATGCCGATCCGGCCAACGAGTTTGGCGCATATGCCCAACTCGTTGTGAAGATTAACAACCACAGCTACAGCAGTGGCGGCGTGGCAGGCGTTTAAGGAGCTAAATCATGGCAATTTCACGTGCCCAACTGGTTAAAGAACTTGAGCCTGGACTCAATGCTCTTTTTGGCCTGGAGTATAAGAACTACGAGAACGAACACTTGCAGATCTATGCTGTCGAGTCTTCTGATCGTGCGTTTGAAGAGGAAGTCATGGAATCCGGGTTTGGTGAGGCTCCGGTCAAGACTGAAGGCGCTGGTGTCGCATACGACAACGCGCAAGAGGTTTACACCGCTCGCTACACCCATGAAACCATCGCTTTGGCATTCTCGCTAACTGAAGAAGCCGTTGAGGACAACCTCTACGACCGTCTTGCAGCGCGTTATACCAAGGCTTTGGCTCGTTCCATGGCGCAAACCAAGCAGATCAAAGCTGCTGCGGTGCTCAACGGCGCTTTCACCACCTCACTCGGTGGCGACGGCAAGCCCTTGTGCGCGCTTGATCACCCGACCCTTGGCGGTCCTGATCTTGCTAACGAGCTGGCTACCCCTGCTGACCTTTCGGAAACTTCGCTTGAGCAGTCCTTGATCGACATCGCAGCGTTCACCGATGAACGTGGCTTGAAGATCGCTGTTCAAGGTTTGAAGCTGATCATTCCGAAAGAGCTCATGTTTACGGCTGATCGCATCATGAAGTCCACGCTGCGTGTTGGAACGGCAGACAACGACATCAATGCCATCAAAAACATGGGCATGATTCCGCAGGGTTACGTGGTCAACCACTTCCTGACCGACCCGGATGCATACTTCATCAAGACGGATGCACCTAACGGCATGAAGATGTTTGAGCGTGTGGCTATGCGTACAGGGTTCGAAGGCGACTTCGACACCGGTAACGTAAGGTACAAGGCGCGTGAGCGGTACTCGTTTGGGTTCAGTGATCCACGAGGCCTCTTTGGAAGCCCTGGAGCTGCATAAAATCAAGCACTTAGCTTGATTGCGAGAGGCCGCCTTCGGGCGGCTTTTCTTTTTGCCGTATGTGGGTTAAACTAGTCCCAAAGGAGTGGTAGATGCCATACGCCAATGAGCTTACAGGGGTATACAAAGTAGCTAACAAAGTCACCGGACATTGTTATGTCGGGCAATCAACCCGCGTCAAAAAACGTGTCCATGAACATTTTCGATTGCTTCGAAAAAACATACACCCAAATCCAAATCTTCAGGCATCTTTCAACGAATGCGGAGAACAGGCTTTTTATTGGTCATTAGAGGTCACATGCGAAGACCCACAAGATCTAGATCAATTAGAGGAAACCTTTCTTCAAGGCCATGCATGGTTTGATGAAAAGAAGCTTTTCAATATCTCAGACTTTGCTAAGTCTCCGATGAAGAGTCGGCAGCACTCGCCTGAAGTGAGAGAACGAATCAAACGTGGAAGGCAAGCCGCTAACTTTAACTATGCCTCAAACAGTTATCGAAAGAAGCTACAGGACGCTAGGCTCAAACAGTGGCTTTCTAAGCCTGAGTTTGTTGCTAAAGTTCAATTTATAGTTGACAATCCAAGCATGTCTTATGCGGAGCGCGGGCGTGTTTTGGGGATGGATACATCATCTGTCCGTAAACTTGCGCTTCGCTACAGTCCCTTGAAAGGAACATTCTAATGGCACAGACACGCTTCTCCGGGCCAGTGGCATCGGACAATGGCTTTATCTCCGGTACAGCAACTTCTGAAATCGCTGTAACCACCGCATCCAACGTCTCTTCTTCTTACGTTACCGCGTCCAATACCACGGGCGATGTTCGTTTGAACTACAGCCGTTTGACATTCACCTCCACAGGTTCTGGCGAGACCGCTCGGTTCTTGACCCGTGTGACGGGAGCCGGTGCTGCTACCGGTGGCACCGTGAATGGTGCGCACATTTCCCTGTCAATTAACGGCTCAGGCACCATTTCTGGCGCAGGTAACGCGCTTCGCGTGACACTAGGTGGTACATCAACAGCCCCTGGCGGCACAATCTCTGCCATCCAGCTTGATTCTGACTTTGCTTCTGGTGGCTCTTGGTCCGGGGCTACTTATCTGCGTTGTACCAACAGTGGTACAGGCACGGTTGGGGCGCTGCTTCGCGTACCCGCTCCTGCTGTTGCTGGCGTATTCCGTGCAGCGGTAGGCTCACCAGTCGTGACTCACACGATTCCCGTGATCAGTGATAACGGCACGACGTACTACATTATGTGTAGCACGGTTGCCTAATGAAGATTACGCGTGAATTTCTTGAGGCAGAGATGGAAAACATGGAAAAGCAACGGGCACATGCCCATGAGGTAGCCGTTGCTTGCCAAGCTGCAATCGATGTCATGAAAGGCTTAATTGCTCGTTTGGATCTTCCAGAGGATCCACCTAACGGAGAGTCGCAATGAGCGCCAGTAATATTCAGGCAGTCACCAAGACTGCCGATGCCCACGCAATTGCTGGGCGCACGCGGGTGATTGGGGTGTATTTCACCAATACGGCCACAGCATCGTCATTTGCCTTGAAGAACGGTAGCACCTCTTCAGGCACTGCGTTAATGACCATCAACACGCCTGCTGCGGCAGGGGCTAGTGACCTTATCATTCCTGATATGGGTATCTTGTTTGATGATGGCGTGTTTATTGACGTGAATGATGCTCAGGTGACGAGCGTAACGCTGCTTTTTTACGGTGGAGCCGCGCAGTAATGGCTAAGTCCAAGGGCATGGGCATTGCGACGTCGGTCAAGAGCGGTAATTTCCGACCGACCAAGCAAGGCGCAGGCATGACGCAAAAGGGCGTTGAAGCCTATCGCCGTGCCAACCCTGGGAGCAAGCTCAAAACAGCGGTAACCTCGGACAATCCGGGCCCCAAGGATGCTGCGCGAAGGAAGTCATTTTGTGCTCGTTCAGCGGGCCAGATGAAACAGTTTCCTGAAGCAGCCAAAGACCCAAACAGCCGTATACGGCAGGCTCGACGCAGATGGAAGTGCTAAATGGATACGGGCGTTTTAGTTTGGAACCTAGTCACATCGTTTTTTGTGGCCTTAGTCATGATGATGCTTAAAAACGCATCCGACGAGCAAAAGCGTATTCAAATTTTGCTTAACAAAACGAGGGAGGAAATCGCTCGTGATCACATCACTCGTGCAGAGGTTCGTGCGGACCTTGAAAGAATTATGGAACGGTTTGATGCAGGCTTTGAAAGGCTTGAGTCAAAAATTGATGCCCTCGCGAAAAAAGGATAGTGAGGATGGCCACTAAACCAGGGCTCTATGCCAATATCAACGCCAAGCGCAAGCGTATCGCCGCTGGATCGGGCGAAAAGATGCGCAAAGTTGGTTCCAAGGGTGCTCCTACGGCGCAAGCTTTTAAGGAGTCTGCAAAAACCGCAAAAAAGGTAAACAAATCATGATGAAGGGCTACGAAAAAGGTGGCATGGCCGACAAAATGGGCCGTGCAGTCAAGCGCAAGACCAAGGATGCGATGGGTCGTGCAATGCCTAAAATGCCTCCCATGCCCATGGGCATGAAGAAAGGCGGCAAAGCGATGAAGAAGGGGAAGTGATCATGGCTGGACGTGGCATGGGCGCGGCAACGCGTGGTGGCGGTGCGGTCACTTCAGGACCGCGCAACAAGATGCTGAGTAAAACCAGCGACAAGACAGGCCCTGTATTGATGGCTAACGGTGGGCTGGTTAACCAGCACAAGCGTATGGCCATGAAGGGTGTCAAGAAAATGAAAATGGGCGGCTCTAGCTGCGCGTAAATGGCAACTTCAGGAACGACCGACTTTAACCTCTCGATTGATGACTTGATCGAAGAGGCTTTTGAGCGCTGCGGCATGCGTCCCACAGCGGGATATCAATTGTCGTCTGCGCGACGGTCGTTAAACCTGCTCTTTTTAGACTGGGCCAATCGGGGGCTGAACCTCTGGACCATTGAGCAAGCGTCTTACACCTTGTCTCCTGGGGGATACGAAATCACCTTGAGCCCTGACACGGTCAACGTGCTTTCGGCGGTCATTCGTTTGCCTGGAGTTAGCCCGCAGCAGGACATCACGCTTGATAGGATCAGTCGCGAGGAGTACTTAGACCTGCCTGACAAAACGGTACAGGCCCAGCCTGCACAGTTGTACGTACAACGTGCTAACACGTTCAAGGTCTTTTTGTACCCATCGCCCAATCTTGCTTACACGCTGGTCTACTATCGCATTCGCCGGATCCAGGATGCAGGCGTCTACACCAACACGGCAGACGTCAACTTCCGTTTTCTACCTTGCCTTGCTTCCGGGCTTGCTTATCAGATTTCGTTGAAATATGCGCCTGAACGGACGGTCATGCTGAAGCAGATCTACGAAGAAGACTTCGCACGCGCAGCGGCAGAAGATCGTGACACAGCAAGCGCACTCTTTATCCCTGACTTCGGGCAGTAGGCCATGGCCTTTGCAACAGGCAAATTCTCCTTCGGCCTGTGTGATTACTGCGGTCAGCGGTACTCCTACAACACCCTGCGCAAGAACTGGCGCGGGTTCATGGTCTGTCCTGATGATTACGAGCCTAAAGAGCCGCAACTCTATCCGCTTAAGTACCGGGGCGATGCGATTGCGCTTAAAGACCCTCGCGTTGATCGCATCGAGCCGGTTACAATCTACCTCGGAACCCCTGGTTTTAGCGCGCCGTTCCAAAGCATTGGTTCTGGGTTCAGTACGGTTAATCGCACAGACATGCAGCCCTACCCACCCCAGACCTTTGTCACAGGATACGGGTTTGTTGGCAACGTCACCATTGTGATTACCTGATCATGACTTACGACGAACTCGTCACCAACATTAGGAACTACACTGAGGTGAACAGCAACGTGTTCACGGCCTCGGTAATCAACACGTTCATCACAATGGCCGAGAACCGCATGCTGCGGGACATTGACTTGGATTACTTCAAGAAAGAGTCCACAGCGTCGATGACTTCAGGCAATAAGTTCTTGACTGCGCCACCGGATATCTTGACACATCGGTACATGATGATTACGGTCCCGTCCACAGGTGATCAGGTTTTCCTTGACTTCAGGGACACGTCCTTCATGAAAGAGTATTGGCCCGATGGCAGTGATACGGGGGTCCCAAAGTACTACTCGGTATGGGATCAAAACACCTTTTATGTCGCTCCGACCCCGAATGCAAACTTTACGGTTGAGTTGGGCTACATTTATCGTCCTGCACAGCTCTCCAGCACAAACACGACAACCTGGATAAGTCTGAACGCGCCCGAAGCCCTTTTGTATGCCTGTTTGATCCAGGCCTACAGCTACACCAAGGGTCCGCCTGACATGTTGAGTTACTTTAACCAGAGTTATCAGCAAGCTATTCAGGGTCTTGGCATCGAGCAGCAGGGACGCCGTAGACGTGATGAGTACAGAGATGGCATGATTCGTCTACCCATTAAATCGGAGAGCCCTGGGCCATGATTGGATCTGCTGGCGGTGCGTTACTTGGTGAATTTAAAGTCAGTCATGTTTCTGGGCGTGGCTTTTCGCCTGAAGAAGTAGCTGAGATGGCGCTTGAGAAGATCGTCTACGTAGGCTCAAGCTCCCACCCCGTTATTCGCGATCAGGCAGAGGCGTTTAAGGCTCAGATACGGGAAGTGCTTGTTCGCTACATGCGTCAAGCGGTCGCCTCACACAATACGACACTTATGAACCGTTTTCGGGACGCAGGGCATCCTGAATTGATTAAGCTTTTGGAGAATTGAAATGCCTATTTCTGTAACAACTGCAATGCCGACTTCGTTCAAAGTTGAGATCCTTAAAGCGGTCCACAACTTCACCGCCTCTACAGGTAACACATTCAAGCTTGCTTTGATGAAGGCAACGGCTGCTGGATCCGGCACGTATGGCGCTGCAACCACGAGCTATGACACCCTGGTTAGCAACTCGGATGAGGTGCCCAACGGGAGTGGCTATACTACCGGAGGTAATACGTTGACCTCGGTAACGCCCGTGGCGGATGGCACTACAGCCGTTTGCGATTTTGATAACACCACATGGTCATCAGCAACCTTTACAACCTGTGGTGGCATCATTTATAACGATACGGCTTCTGGAAACCCAGCATGTGCGGTTTTGAGTTTTGGCGGTGATCAATCGGTTAGCTCAGGCGACTTCCAGATTCAGTTCCCCTCTCCTGCTGCTTCGACCGCGATTATTCGCATTGCTTAAATGAGAAGGAGTAGCCAGTGGCTTTCGTGCTTGCTGATCGTGTACAAGTTACTGTATCTGCGCCGGGGTCGGCTACAACTATAACCCTGGGCGCGGCGGTAACTGGATTCCAAGACTTTGCAGTCATTGGTAACGGTAATAGCACTTATTACACAATAGCTGATCAATCTGGTTCTAACTGGGAAGTTGGAATTGGAACCTACACATCTTCTGGTACAACGCTGTCAAGGGATACAGTCCTGTCAAATTCTGCCGGAAACACAAGCAGAATAAATTTTAGC